CCCATTCATACATCGACACACGGATATATTCACGACACATATTACAAAGCGTTCACTAGTCTAGGTCATGACGTAACCTGGGTCTCTAATGAACCACACAATCTGGATTACACTGACGCTGTATTCTTTGTAGAGGACTCACAAAAGTCCCACATGCCCATCAGAAAAGACTGTAAGTATATTACTCATCACGTCCCTACAGAGTATCTGACTGATCGTGGAGTTCCCTATGAGAATGTATTGAAACTGGGTAATTGTATCCGTGATACTGTCCACTTTGAAAAGATTGAGGATCTGTGTCACTGGGATGAATCAACCAGGACACTGTATCAAACCTGGGGTACTGATCTTCTACCTGAAGAGATCAATGTCGATGACTATGTGAGGTTTGATGCGTCGAAGAAGGACATTCACTATGTCGGTATGATGTATGAACAGGGTCCATACTGGATTCAATACTTTGCATACTGTGCTGAACAAGAGGGTAAGGAAGTTCAACTATATACTCAATCAATCGAACATTCAGAGAATCGTAGGTTGATTCGTGACTCCTATATCTGTCCAGATTTCAGGAGTGACTGGCATCTTCAGTGTGGTTATATCCCCTGTCGTATCCAAAAGAACATCAGTTATGGTAGAATTGCAGGAACGAATTCACCATTCATCAAGGAAGCCTTTGGTGACTATGTTGTTTATGGTGGAACACCAGAAACTCTCTACAACAATCTTGTTCAGGCAGAGAAAGGTATAGGTGGTGGCATCAATATGAGAGAAGCCATGCAGTTCGTCAAGGACAAACACACCTACGTTAATCGTATTAATAACATCTTGAAATTCTTATGATCGGATTCAATCACCTAGGTATCGTTGGTCGTTTGGGAAACCAGATGTTCCAGTACGCAACTCTCAGAGGTATTGCGGATAAACACGGTTATGATTTTATCATTCCTGAGAGTGACTTCGCAGATGAATGGAATGATCATCAACTGTTTGAGGCTTTCAAACTCCCTAACCTCAAAAATAGAGGGAAGGTTGATGACAAGTATCTCCAAGAACGTCAGTTTCATTTTGATCAGGAACTAGTTGATAAGTGTCCTGATGATGTAAGTCTCTATGGATACTTCCAGACAGAGAAATACTTCTCTAGTATTGCTGATTCTATCAAAGAAGACTTCAGATTCCTTGATGAAATCTATGACAACTGTAAGGAAGTCATGGATCAGATGGATAACCCTATCGCTCTTCATGTTCGTCGTACAGACTATGTGGAGAAGTCACAGGACCATCCACCATGTAGTATGAACTACTACAAACAGGCATTGAAACAGTTCCCTGAGGATCAACAGGTGATCATCTTCTCTGATGATGTCCGTTGGTGTAAGGAACAGGAACTCTTCAAGGATGATAGGTTCCTTGTCTCTGAAACAGATGACAATCTGTATGATTTGTGTATGATGACCATGTGTAAGGGTTACATCATCGCCAATAGTTCATTCTCTTGGTGGGGTGCATGGTTGAGTGAGACAGAGAATCCCAAGGTGATCGCACCTTCTAGGTGGTTTGGTGATACTGGTTACACGGCTAAGAACAATACCCAAGACATTGTCCCTGATCGTTGGATTAAAATATGAGTCCCACTATTTCAATTGGAATCCCAACATATGAGATGAAGGGGTCTGGTCCTCTTTATCTTAGTCACTTGCTTGAGACTATCAGAGGTCAGAAGTTCACTAACTTTGAGGTTTGTATCTCAGATCATTCAAAGGATGATAAGATTCTTGATCTTTGTGGTGAGTATGCGAACTACTTCACCGTGAAGTATTTCAAGAATGAAGAGAACAGGGGTAATTGTTCTAGTAATATCAACTCTGCAGTTGAGATGTGTGAGGGTAGGATTACCAAACTCATCTTCATGGATGATATGTTCATTGATCCATATGCATTTACTAAAATTAATCATGCCTATGAGACAACACACTGCAATTGGTGTTTCAATGGATTTGCACACACCAGTAATGGTATGACTCATGAAAGAATGAAAGTTCCACGGTGGACTGATATGATGTTAGAGGGTAGAAACCTGTTGGGTAATCCTTCTGGTGTTTCTTTCTTAACAGATAAGTTTGAGGGTTTTGATGAGAAACTAGATCTTCTTCTGGATACTGACTTTTATCACAGAATGCGGTATAATCATGGAATGCCATATATTCTTGAGGACATTTTGACATCGAATCGGGAACATGATGATCGTATGAGTTCAGGCGCAGTCTGCACCTACGATGCCCGAATCGAACATCCTGAAGGTGGATGGTTGGTAAACAAAAAAGAATTGGAGTACGTTTTGGAGAAGAACAAAGACACAAGGGAGTATCCAGATGAAACATGATTTAAGTAGAGCAACCTTTATTATTCCAATCAAGATTGAGTCAGATGACAGACTGAGGAATGTGATTACCTCTATCTGTTTTCTGTTGGACAACTTTGACACCACAGTGATGGTGAAAGAAGTTGATGAACATTCTAGATTTGTGACAGAAGCTCTACCACAGATTGTTCAATTCTGTGATAACATCGATGGTCTTCTGCATTCATTTGAACACACCACAGCTCCCACATTTCATCGTCAGAGAGTTCTCAATGACATGATTATGGAGGCTAAAACTGAGATTGTGGTCAACTATGACTGTGATATCCTCCTCCCTGTGGGGTCTTATCTGAGTGCATACAATAGTATTCTTGATAATGAAGCTGATGTTGTCTATCCATATGGTGATGGTGAGTATCAGTATCGTGTGATGGCTGATGATGATCTTGTGTCTGAGTTCTTGAGTAACGACTTCGATTTCTCTATCCTAGAGAAGAAGTCAACCAAGTATGATGCCAAGTATGGGTTCTGTCAGTTCTTCAACCGTGAGGTTTACATTGAAGGTGGTCTAGAAAACGAAAACTTTGTGGCATATGCCCCCGAAGATGTTGAAAGATTTTACAGGTTTGGTACTCTAGGGTATAGTGTTGGAAGGTTGAACTCCATGGTCTATCACTTAGAACATGAGAGAACACCTAATTCCTGGTTCACTAATCCTCACATGGCTGAGAACAATGAGGAATGGGACAAGGTTCAGAAAATGGACAGTGAAACACTCCGAAAGTACATTACATCCCAAGATTATTATCAAAGACGTATCGATGGACAAGAACAAGTCAGTTTATAAACTCAAGGACATCGGTCCTATCTATTGTATCAATCTTGATGGACAACCTGAAAGATGGGAGTACATGGAGGAACAGTTCAAGTATTGGGAGATTGAAAACTACCATCGGATCTCCGCCTATGACGGTCGTGAAAGTGACCTAGGAGAGATTCTGAAGGGTCGTTACCCTGATATGATGTCATCTGGTGAGGTGGGGTGTACAACGTCCCACCTGAAGGCCATCCGTCACTTCGTAGAGGAGACTGATGCACCTTATGCCATCATGATGGAAGACGACTGTAGTCTCGACCTGGTCAAGTTCTGGAACTTTACTTGGAAGGACTTCTATGGTAGGATTCCTTATGATTGGGACGTTGTCCAAATCTCAATCATCTGTACTGGTGACATTCACATCAAAATCCATAAACGATTTGTGAATGAATTCTCTACAGCATGTTATCTAATCACTAGACACCATGCTGAGAAGTTGTTGAGACTTCACACTAGAGGTAACAAGTACAAACTGGACAATGGTGTTCGTCCGAGACCTGTAGCTGATGACCTCATCTACAACTCTGGTAACACCTACTCTATTCCCCTCCTTCTGTACCGTACAGAACTAGGGTCTAGTATTCACCCTGAACATGTTGACGCATTTCACAAAGGAAACTACAATGCACAGTTCAACTTCTGGTCTAACAAGGGAGCACAAATGACCATCGAAGAATTGATGGATTATGACCCCTACCTTGGACGAGTAGTGGAACCCTCACAACAACCGACCGAAAGTCAGGGTTGAGGTAGTATAAATACTTAACCATTTGCATACTATTGCAAATGGCAACAACGGGGAGTTGTCGATTCCCCTTTCATCTGCGGGTAACCATTCCGCAAGTAAACAAACGAGGTAAAAACAAATGATCAAATCTGTATTCGCAGCAACTGCTGCTCTGTCCATGTCCGCAGGCGCTGCCCTTGCAGGTCCATATGTTAATGTCGAGACCAACGCTGGTTGGACTGGCTCTGACTACACTGGCGCTACGACTGATTTCCATGTAGGCTACGAAGGTCCTCTGGGAGAGAATGGTTCCTACTACGTCCAAGGTGGCGCTAGCCTGGTAACCCCTGACGGTGGTTCCGACGAGACCGTTCCTTCTGGTAAGGCTGGTCTTGGTTTCGCTCTGTCCGACGCCCTGGGAGCATATGGTGAAGTCTCCTTCATCGGTTCAGGTGATGACGATATCGATAAGGGATATGGCGCTAAAATCGGTCTGAAGTACAACTTCTGATTCGCTTGACAGTGTGATATAATTAGAGGGTCTTCGGACCCTCTTTTTTTATGAAAAGAATTCTCACGTCTCCCGTCACCTACTTCAATGTATTGATAGTAGGTACACTTTGTTTCATTGGTTACATGCACAACCTCTATCACCATGATATTGAAGAGGATGTTCATAGTTATGCTCGTAAATTCTGCGAGAACAACCCTGAGAAGTGTCAGCGTTTCCTAGAAGATGACGATTATTAGGTATAAATGACTACCCCTGACCCTTGGCAGGGGTTTCTTTATGCTATATAATATGTAAAGATTCATTACAATAGGTAAATGACTGTAACAACTAACGAAAGAGGTCAACAAAACCTCTTCGCTAAGGAACCACAGATGTACATCTCAAAGACAGACGCTGAGCGTTATGGCTATGAGACTTACGCCGAGAAGGCGGAGAAACTCAATGGACGTACTGCTATGCTTGGATTTGTTGCTGCTATCGTCTCTTATACTTTCAGTGGCAGTGTATTTTTCTTTGGAGCGTTCGGATTCTGATGGCTGAACTGATTACTTATTATGTGATTGCAGGTGCTCTTATCATTGGAGCTCCCGCTGTATTCTTCCTCATCGCCTTTATGCCTGCACTGCAGAACACTAAGGGTCGTATGGTGGGATACAAAGACCACAAGACCTATGGTGACTCATCCATTTATGAGAACACCCCTGGTGATAACACAAAGTTTTATCTCGAACTAGGAGGTTGACAATGACTGCAACTTTCTTTACAATTACAAGTATCGCCTTCTTCATTTTGTTGGCGTACTCTGTAGAACAATTAGCTGAAACTTACTGAATACAAATGGCCTATACTGTTACACTTCAAACACCTGATGGTACTCAAACCGTCCAGTGTGAGGACGATCAATACATCCTCG